TTTTGCTATAACTGTACTCAAGTCACTTACTGGAAAGAAAACTTCTGTTGATGGTGCTAGAGCATATCCAACACCACCAGTTGCCGAGGTGTATGAGCCCAGAGAAAGCCCTTGTACGGATATTATTGCGTCTGTTGTTCCTCCAATATTTCTTATTCGCACTCCCTCTCTTAATGATTGAGAAACTGCTTTTGTAGTTGTCTGCGAAGTTAAATACTTCCATCCATCTTGACTTTGACCACCAGTTATTCCTACAGTTTCAACAGCGATTGGATTTATTCTCATGTGTGTATGTCCTCTAGTGTATTTATAAATACTGTGGAGATATTTATGAATTTCAAAGATCTGCGTCAAAAATTAAAAGAATTAAATGGAAATCTTGACGAAATGTGGGTAGAATACGACTTCAACTTCGGTGAAGATAAAAAAGAAGGAAAAAGAATAAACAAAGCAAATCGTAAAAGATTTGGTCTTCCTTTGACTTTACCGGGAGAAAAAAATGCCTCCGATAAGAAAAATTAATAGACAAATTGTTGTAAGTTCTCTTCTAAAGGGAACTTGTAAGGTAGTTTTTAGAAAAGTTACAAATGGTCAATTTCGTTCCATGTTTTGCACATTAAAAGAAGAAAAACTTCCAAACAATACAGCAAGATATATTAAACGAATTGCTTCACCATCCCAAGAAGATGATCTTGACTTGGTTCCTGTTTTTGATATAATCAAGAGAGATTGGAGAAGTTTTAGAATTCAAAATATTGAATACTTCTATGACACAAGTGAATTGATAAAGCGAAAGGAAATACGAGATGAGAATAACAAATAGTACTGGTGAAAATAGTGATAATATTCTAAATGGATCAATGACTTTTGAGGCAGAATTATATCATAGCGAAATTAATCCAAAGATTTCATTTTTTAAGGATAATATTACTGGTCAAATAAATTTATCTTTATCTAATTGGGATACACAAGAGTCTATTGATTCGTTCACTACAGAACAGGCAGAAGAAATGGTAAACACTCTTGTAGAAGCAATTAATTTCGCCAGACACTATGACGATGGTGGTAGTTTGTTTGATAACTCACAGGAGATTTCTAATGTTGAACAGCAAGAGTCCACAGGACAAGAAGGACGAGGAGTATAATACTACTCTTTTGGAGTTATCTGCCGATGCAGTAATTTCTTATGAAAAATATTTGCTAGATCAAATGAATCACAAAGATCTGGCAAAAGTGATGAAAACGCTAAGAACTCACATAGAAAAGAAAAGTTCAAATAGAAATATTTTTTCTTAATTTATAATATGCATATTGAAAATGAAATTAAACTTGACTATAGTGATGTTTTGATTCGTCCAAAGCGTTCACGACTGACCTCTCGTTCTGAAGTTGAAATTGTTCGTGAATTTAAATTTCCAAACTCTCCGCAAAATTGGAAAGGTGTTCCAATTATGGCGGCAAATATGGACACAACAGGTACAGTTGAAATGTCTAATGTTTTGTCGAATTTACAAAGCATCACATGTTTACACAAGTATGTCACAAACGAAGAAATATTAAAAGTAAAAAACAAAAATTGTGCTGCAATTACTTGTGGTTTAGATAACAGGAGCAGAAATAGACTTCATGCTATTCAATCTTCTGAAAATTTTAAATTTATTTGTTTGGATGTTGCAAATGGTTATTCTGAACCATTTATTAATTTAGTAAAGGAAATGAGACAAATATGGAACAACGCAATCATAATTGCAGGGAATGTGGTGACTTCGGAGATGACAGAAGCATTGATTTTGGCTGGGGCGGATATAGTGAAAGTTGGAATTGGCCCTGGCAGCGTATGCACAACAAGGAAGGTTGCAGGGGTTGGATATCCTCAACTGTCCGCAGTTATAGAATGCTCGGACGCAGCTCATGGTCTAGGAGGGCATATCGTGGCCGACGGTGGTTGTACATGTCCGGGAGATGTAGCGAAAGCTTTTGCAGCTGGGGCGGATTTCGTAATGGTCGGTGGAATGCTGGCAGGTACGAACGAATCCTCCGGAGAATTGGTTACACAACCAAATGGTACAATTAAGAAAAAATTCTATGGAATGTCATCAAAAGAAGCGATGGAAAGATATGCAGGAGGCATAGCATCTTATAGAGCGGCGGAAGGCAAGTCTGTAGAAATTCCTTATGTTGGACCAGCGCATGATGTTATGAGTGAAATTATGGGCGGAATACGTTCCGCCTGTACATATGTAGGTGCAAAGACAATCAAGGATTTGCCAAAATGCACCACATTCGTTCGTGTGAATCGTCAGATGAATAATATTTTTGGAGCATAATATGAATAGCAACGGAAGAAAAATGAAAATCAAAAAGAGTCGAAGAAATAAGTTAAGAAAGAAAACAGCACAGTTGGAAATTCTTAATGCAAAAAAGAAAACTATTGAAATTCTCGACAGAGAAGGTAAACTACCAAAGATTGTTAGATTTGAATTGCAAAAAAGAAAAACAGCATGAACATTTTTGTTTTAGACAATAATCCATCAAATGCAGCACACATGATGTGTGATAAGCATGTTGTTAAGATGATTGTCGAATCTTGTCAATTGTTATCTACTGCTCATCATGTATTGGACGGGCAAGAGACTACAATCAATACAGGAAAAAGAAAGTATAAGACATATCTATGCTCAAAGCAAAATATTTGCAAAGCAACAATGATCAATCATCCATGCACAATATGGACGAGAAGATCAAGAGCAAATTATTGTTGGTTGTGGCAACATGCCAATAGTTTATGCAAAGAATATACTAATAGATACGTCAGACAACATTCTATGGAACAAATGTTACAAGGTCCACTAAACGATATACCCGAAAATATCGATAAAGGCGCGTTGACAGAATTTGCCCAAGCAATGCCAGATGCATATAAGAGGCAAAATGCTGTAGATGCCTACAGGGCATATTACCTAGGCGAAAAGGCAAGATTTGCTAAGTGGAAAACTGGTAAGATTCCTTCTTGGTGGGTATTGACAAGTAATGAAAGTTTGGTATAATTATCGGACGCACCTGACGGAGAACACCATGATTAGTTAACAATGATTTTTATAAGCGCAGGATATATTTTATTAACAAAACTGCCCCAACAGACAAAACTGGGTAGGTTTAGGAATTTTGGATTATCCGAAAACCGAGATTAAAATCCAGGCGTAATGCGAACCCGTCCACTCGCAATTTTGCCTCTATAGCTCAGCTGGTAGAGCATTCGGCTTTTAACCGATAGGTCACAGGTTCGATCCCTGTTGGAGGCATTTGAAAATTTGGGTTGCCGCCTTAGCTCAACGGTAGAGCAATGCTTTTGTAAAGCATAGGTTGCTGGTTCAAATCCAGTAGGCGGCTTGGGAAAAATCGAACAAAGGGTATTGACAAACGATCAAGACTTTGTTAGAATAAGGACATAGTGATCGGGACTGAAACGCAACTCGCAGTTTCCGATGGTAACAAAAGGAGTGCAAACAAGTTTGAGGAAATAGTTAGTATGAGCAACAGCAATCTTAGCAAGCAGCGTCAGGTCATTAATCATCTCTATCGCGGTTGGGGCATCGATGCCCGCGAGGCTCGCACCAAGTACGGTGTCAAGAACCTCCGCGCAACCATGTCTTCCATTCGTGAGCTCGTTGAGCGTTACGGAAACTGGGAGATCGTGACTGATTCGAGCGGTCGTTACTTCATGTCGGACACTCATCCGGGTGACCGTACCTACAAGTTCCGTAAGGACGGCTCGCGTTTCATGATGAACGCCTGAACAACTTGCTGATTTAATCGCGGGGAAGTTTCCGAAAGGAACCTTCCCTGTTTTTTTATGAAAAACTTTCTTCAATATGCGTATCCTTTGTGTCTTGAGATTCCGAGACAGAAGAAGCACGTTAGCCTGATTGTTTACAAAGGCAGAGTAATTTCTGTTGGCAGAAATATGTTCAAGACACATCCACGGGCAAAACAAATTGGATATCCATTTGAAGAGATGCATTCCGAACTGGATGCGTATAGAAAAGTTCCAAAGCAACTGCGAGGATGTAAACTTGATCTCATTAATGTTCGATACAACAAATTTGGCACAATGAGAATGTCTCGTCCATGCGAACTTTGTATGCCTTGGTGCAGAGAAGTTTTTGATAGAATTTACTATACAACGGATGAGGGAATTGCTAAACTGGAGGACTAATGTACAGACTTTTTATTGATATTCCAATTGAGGTAATGACAAACGAACAGGCAACAGAAATTGCCACTAAGATTGTCGATATTTGCGTAGAGTCCAATAAGCATAAACTTATCGGACTTTCGCTAGAACAGGTGAATTATCGACTTGGGCACGATGAAGATCGGCAGCCAAGAAATTACCTTATTTTGGATGCGGCAGGTCATGCAGCAACCAAGAAGAGCAGAATTTCTCTGAAGAATGTAGTTGACACAGAATCCCATTAGTGTTATAATTATGGGACAACTTGCGCGGTGGGCGGACGGTTTTCGCAGGCCGACTTATAATCGGTTCAATCAGGTTCGATTCCTGAACCGCGTACTTATGGCAAAGCGCGTTATTGACAGCATTGATTTGGAAGCAGAGCGTGAAGGTTTCTTTGTTCGCAAGCATAACGCAACCGTTTGTAAGCCATTCGGTTGGAACAAGGGAATCTTGAAGCAACGCAAAATGCACATGGACGGCGAAAAGCGTGTTGAATGTAAGACCATCAAGTTTCGCTTCGAAAGGGCAAACTAATATGACAACGATGATTTGTTACTGCGACAAGTGCAACAAGCAAATTCCTCAAGCAAGACTTGAGGCACTTCCAAACGCAACTACTTGCGTCAAGTGTTCTGATGTGAAGCCGATGGTTGGGTTTATGGATTGGTATCACAAGACTGCGCCAGAACTTGTGATGGTTTCTTCTGGCGATACTGAGAATCTTCGTCGGGCAAAGCGTATCAATGCCCGTGCAAGATAAATAACAAAGGAATGAAAAATGGACACAAGGGATCTTTTTGATGGAATCGTTAAAGGTTTTTGCTTCGGACTCGCGGGAGTTTTCACAGTTACTGGGTTGGTATGCAACGCAGGACTTCTGCCTAATCTCTCCATTGTACATGGAACTAATTTCATGGTATCTGCTATTATATTTTATGGGATACCCGGCGTAATTGATCGTATTGACAAGCATTTGGCTTCAAAGAGGCCGAATCTTGACAGTATTGCAAAAATGTTCGAAGACGAAACTAAGTATCGTGGTCTTGGTGGTCACTATCGCCCAATTGCAGGAAAGAAAAAGAAGCGGGCTCGTAAACTCGTAAAGCGCAAGGTTTAAAAACAATCGCACCCATAGATTAACTGGCCAAATCCCCGCCCTTTCAAGGCGGTGAGTCGGGGTTCGAGTCCCCGTGGGTGTATTTAACAATATGAAAACAATCGAACAAATCCTAGAAAACACAGAACTAATCGACACATTTGGCAGTAGATATGGCGATAAGCGAGAAGTTTATCGCTGTAATGTGGAACAAGACACATACTTTATTACTGGTAAAAGTCGTTTTTCCCGCGGCGCTTGCGAATCCGATGGAACTATGGTTTTTGCCGATTTTGAGGGTGGACCTTTTATTGGAGTCAATGAAGTCTTTTTAGGTTATAAATGTGGCAATTTGGGAAAAGTATGTCATGTTGAATTTGTTCCATTAGAGGCAGATAGTTTCCTCTGCGTCAAATTCAAGATAAAGAAGTAATATAAATACCTCTAGGAGACAAAATGAAAACTCTTAGAGATATTTTAAAATACTTAGTACTAAATGAATATTGGAACTACGAATACCAAAAACCAAAAGTAGATCCAAAAAAGCAAGCAGTAGTTGATATTACTAGAGAAGGTAGAATGAGACACGCAACTGAAACACACGGCAAACTTATGAAATCAATAGAAAATGATGATAGTATTGCTGTTGTTTCCCATGCCGATTCGCCAGATTTAGATGGTGCAGTAGGTGACGCATATCTAATGCATCACCAATGGGGTGGTGAAATGAAACCCTCATTAATGTACGTCACTCCATCTGGCAAAGCACACCATGTCGAAAGACTAGATCCAAGTCCAAGCGGTTTCATAACAGTATGGGCTCATGGAAATAGCGGTCGTGGAGCAAGAAAACCAGTAGGTCATATTCGCGCCACAGCAGGTCACCAAGAACAAATGGGATTAGTTATTCCCAAGTCAAAACACTTGACACGGGCCACTCGTAGTGGCAAAAAGTTTAATATGAGAGTAGAAATTTAAGGGGGCGAAACGGTTTCGATAGCATAAGTAAATATAAGAAAGCACGGCGAAGAAGATTGCAGGCTTCGTAAAAAGCAATCAAACCATAACTGCCAATAACAATAACTATATGGCAATTGCTGCTTGAGTAACAGCGCACAGTGTACTAGCGATTACGCTATTAATGCGGGCTAGGACCGTCAGAAAGCATAGGAAAGGTATTCCGATAACTTTCCATGACTCAATTCGGATAGGATTGTGAAAGAGTTAGTAAACAGTCCGAAAACATACTGAACTCGACCTGTGGGAAAGAAAGTGTCTTTGATTTCCCCACTTGTACAAACAAAGAATAACCGTGTAGTGTTCATATAAATACCTATGTCTACACGGGGGTTCGACTCCCCCCGCCTCCACTAAAGGATTGTATTATGCCAAAGAAGCAAGAAAAATTGTATTTTGCAAAAACAGAACTTGATGGAAGATGCATTAGTATGCTTCTAACAGAAAAAGAAATTCTGAAAGCAGCAGAAAGGGCATTAGAAGAAAGAAATGCTGAATTTGTCGGTGAAAATATGATCGGTTCATGTTGGCCAATTCAGAAACCACCACCATGCTCTATATGGAATAGGCTTTTAGGTCGGTGCGATTGTAAGGAGTAATTATGTCAAATGTGAAAATTGTTCGTGTATTGAGTGGTGAAGAAATTATCGGTAATGTTGAGACTTTGGATGGCGCTTCCGGGGCAATAAAGATCAAGAATGCTACAATTCTTATTCCTACACCGGAAGGAAAACTTATGTTTGCTAAGTGGATGCCGTATGCAGATACAACGGATGGAATAGTTCTTGAGGCAAAAAACATTATGTTTGTTTTGAATGCCCAAAAGGAATTAGAAGATCACTTTACTTCAGTCGTTGTAAATGGTTTGGTCGTTCCAGGCAAGAAGGTTGTTGAACCAATTTCGGGTTCAAACCTCAAACTTACAGTTTAAGACTTGACAGATAGCGTATATCTGTTATAATAACTGAGTTGAGTTCCCGTAGCTCAGTTGGATAGAGCATTCGCCTTCTAAGCGAATGGTCAGTGGTTCGAATCCACTCGGGAACGCTTTAAGGAGATTTTATGTTTAACAAGAGTGCATTTATTACAATTTCTACCGCGTCTGTTCTTTCTTCCGTTCTTGCCGTTGTTGCCGTCGCAACAAAGAATCCACATCTCGCAGATATTTTTCTTTGCGTGTCTGCTGTAATTGCTTCATATCTTTGTTGGGAATTTGCCTGCAACACCAAGTCTTGTGCAGACAAGAAGGTAGAGGAAATGCAGCAGTCAAACGAAGCAGAGGCACTTTGGCGGGAACTTGACAAGTTGCATGAGCGAATTTCAGAAGTAACAAACAAGACGTCAAACAGGCGTTAACAATAAATATAGGCAAATGTATGAAGTAATATTTGCCTACAATTTCGAAAATTTAAAAGGTAAACCACAGAGAGAAGTAGAAAAAATTAGTGGTTGTAAAATAAAGTGTTACGGAGTCATTAAAGATTCCGTAACACTTTTTATTTTATGTTCAGATGAATTTAGTTTATCAAAATGTGTTGATGTCTTTAAAAATAAATTTAATTTAAAAGCAATAAAAATTAAAAAAATTATCTAAAAGGTTGATTGGTAAAGCTAGTTAATGGTATCGATTGTACTTGTGCAGATAATTTAGATATTAATTCTGTTTGTTGATTTACTATTGTTGTCAATGTGTCTGTGGTTGTGGTTATTACTTGCTGTTCTTCTATGCATATAATTCCAGCGTTAAAATCTACATTTGTTGTTGGTGTTTTTCTAAGCAAACATTGACCATTTGTATTATTTGATGTGCATGAAATTATTATACCATTATCGATAATTTCGCAAGATCCTAAAGTTTCATCAGTTATATCAACATCTACTGTGTCTTCGTTTTTCTTTTCTACATACAAACCTATAAATGTTTTTGTGGTTGTTCTATCTTCTTCAGCAAATTCGCCATATACTTTTAATATTTCTTTTCCTTCGCTATCCAAGAAGTAATCTGCAACTTCAAATTTGTTTTGTTTTCCTTGTAGTTGTATATAATCTCCAACTTTTAAACCTAAAAAATTAAATGAATTTTTTGTATTTTTCCCTAAAAAATTAACAATAGAAGTTATTGGTTCTTTTTTCTCTGGCTCAATAATAGTATTAAAAATAAAATTAGGTAAGTTACTGAAATCTTGTTTTTTATAAAGATTAATATTTGATGAAATATTTTCGGTAGAAACAACATTTGCAAAAATAATTGAATCTTCTATGTTAGAAAATGAATAAACTCCAGTTACATCATAATTTGTTTTTGAGTTTGAATCTATTAAATCCCCATCACTAACTGCAAATGTCATTCCCGTTGTTAGTAAATTCCAAAAAGATGATAATTCTTCCTTAGAGTCTGTATTATAATAATCTGAAAAATCGATCATCACCTTTGTATTATTGTCATAAAATAAAAAATTAGGAGTAGATGTAAGACCTCTATTGGAACTAATTTTTTCTTCTTTGACTTTAACGTATTTCAAACCATAAAACAACCCAGTTCTGGCAAGAACTAAATTTTTTGCTTTCTTTTTGGTTGTTTTTGATTTGGAATAATTAGAGTTTGTCATTTTATGACGCTATGAAATTTACAATTTGTGTTCCTCTGTCAGCACGAACATAAATTTTCCCAACAGCATCACATTCAATAAAGATTGATTCTCCGGCGTCTAGTGGATAACCATCATTTTGTGCTGTTAGTATATTTCTTCCACCAACAAAAACTGTTGCTGTATTTGTTGTTGGGCATTTAATATGCACTCCAACTTTTGTGTTTATTGTAACAGAAGATAATGTTGCTGGAGTTGTTGTTATTTCTTTTCTTCCACTTGTTACTGTTGTTGGTCTTACTATTTCTGTTACTTTTGATTGTACTGTGCCATTGTTTAACTTATCATTTATTGTTGAAATGATATTTGTATTTGTTTTAATAGATGTTAGATTTGAAACAATTGGTTTTGAAGTGGACTCTAAAGATAGAATAATATCTGCATCATCTATCGATACTTCGTTATTTACTGCTACTGGTAAATTTGTAGTTGCTGCTACTTGGACTGCTCCACTTGCCATTGTTCCTTGAATTATTACTGGGTGAGATGCAGTATTTCCAGTACCTCTAATCATCAAACCAACTGTTCCATCATTGGTTATACCAACGCTAGCGGCAACAGTAACACTAAATGTTATTCCAGAATTTGTCAATGCAACTTTCAGTGCATCACCCGAATAACCAAGTGTTGTTCCGTCCGATGCATATAGCCGTGTTAGAACTTTACCACCAAGATCGGATCCATAAACAGCAATGCTATCGGTTGCAGCAAGAAGTCCAAGACCACCACTAATACCCACATCTCCATATACTGTTATAGAATCTGACGAGTAATTTAGTCTTCTTCCTCCAGTAATTCCTATTGCAGTTGCTCCAGATATTCCAAATACCCCAACTCCCGTGTTTGATATAGTTACCGTTCCGGTTATTCCTACTGCTCGGCCGCCGCTTATTCCTTGAATAGATCCGCTAATGCCAACTGGATTCGTTGAAAAAGTTGTTCCGGCAATCTGCAAGAACCCACCACTTGGATTCACGACATTGAAATTACCAGAACCAGACATAGTACCTGAAACTGGTAATGTAGCTCCGGTTACACCATATATTGTTATTGGTAGTGGCGCAGATGTTCCAACTCTAGTTGTAGTTGAATCTGTACCATATGCTACTTTAAATATTTGAACATGTGCTGCTGTAAATCCTGTTCCACTTGTTCCGTAGTCGGTTGCAACGGAAGCAGTATTATCGTGGGTGGTTATTAATATATTTGATCCTGTATCTGGCATATATCGTTATCCTTCTTAAACTATATATAAATAGCTTTACAATCTTTTAACTCGGGAGTATACTGTTTGACATGATTATAGAAATAACAAAAGAAGAATTCTCCAAAAAGGTAGAATCTAGAATATCAAAAAATAAAAATACTTCTTATATTGATGCAGTAATTTCAGTTTTGGAAGAAACATCTTTAGATATGTCTGTTGCTCAAAAGCTTTTAAATCAACCACTTTTAGAAAAATTAAAACAAGAGGGACAAGAGTTAAATATTTTACCAAAAAGTAAAAATGTTTTACCCTTCTCTTGACTTTATATTTAGATCATGGTAAACTTTGTTGTATTGGGGTGGGGAGTTCCCACCGTTACTTTAAGTCCGAAGGAGATCTTCGGGGAAGGATAAGTTTATGGGTTCATTTAGCGATTTTAAGAAGAAGTCAAAGTCAAGCATCGATCAATTAGTTCAAAAGATGCAGCAGGATAATAACAAGAACGATTATAAGGATGATCGTTTTTGGCGTCCAAAGCTAGACAATGCAAAGAATGGTTTTGCGGTAATTCGTTTTCTTCCTGCAATTGAGGGAGAAGATATTCCGTGGGTTAAGTTGTATTCTCACGCCTTTCAGGGTCCTGGTGGTTGGTATATCGAAAATTGCCTAACCACTCTTGGTCAAAAGGATCCAGTTTCTGAGATGAATACTCAACTATGGAATAGCGGTCTTGACAGCGACAAGGATCTCGCTCGTCAGCGAAAGAGAAAGCTTAATTACATTTCTAACATTTATGTGGTTAGCGATCCGGCTGAACCTTCAAATGAAGGAAAGGTTTTTCTCTTCAAGTATGGTCAGAAGATCTTTGAAAAGGTTCAGGAAGCAATGCAACCTGAATTCAAGGACGAGGATCCACTTGATCCTTTTAATTTTTGGAACGGTGCAAACTTTAAGTTAAAGATCCGTTCCGTTGGTGGTTACGTTAATTATGACAAGTCTGAATTTGATTCTCCCACACCTCTTCTCGGTGGGGAAGATGAAAAACTAGAAAAGATTTGGAAGTCTCAGCATGCCCTTAAGAGTTTTGTAGATCCTACTAACTTTAAGTCATATGATGATTTGAAGCAAAAACTGTTTGATGTTCTAAAGGGAGACATTCGTGGTAGTGGTTCTGCACAAACACGAACGGCGGAAGATGTTGACGAAGAGGATCTAAAGGAAAAGAAGCCTTCTCTTCGCTCAAAGCCCCCGGTAGAGGATCAAGTTGATGAAGAAACAGATGCTCTTGATTACTTCAAGAAGCTTGCTGAGGAATAAATAATTTAAATAACCCCACCAGAGATCGCATCTCTGGTCCGACGACCCCCTTTGCCGGTAGGGGGTCGTTTCTTTTTATACTGTTGATTCTCTCCAGTTTGGAAGTTTATATGTGTCTGGAAAAAATTGATTTATACCTTTTGTTGTGGTTGTTCTTACTATAGATTGCTGAGTTTGATCAAACATACCTTCTGCAATTACAGTTTGTATTTGTGTTTTATTTGTTTTTGGTGGAGCATCCGACATTTTCATAAAAATAGATTCTTGCTCCAAACTTTCTCTTGTATTTTCGTTATTTTTTATTTCTTCCATCACTGGTAGATTTGTCATATCTCCTGTTTTGATAAAAGAATCTATATTCTTTTTGTACTCTTGTTTTTCAACTGCCATATTTTGATCTACCATTGGATTAAACAATTCCATTAATTTGCTTTTTGGTATTATTGCCTCTGGTTCTTTTTCTCCTATTAGGGAAAGAGTAGGTTTTTTGACAATACCGCCTTCCGCAAATGCAGGAACAATTTCCGGAAGATATTCTTTTTTGACATTTGAGAAAATTCTGTTTTCTATTACATTTTTTACACTAACATAATTTGGTTTTTCGAAAAATTCAACTCTATTTGCAATTGTTGAATAATTTTCTGGTGGATTCACATTTGTAATATTATTGTGTATATCTGGTGGATTCACATTTGTAATATTATTGTGTATATCTGGTGGATTCACATTTGTAATATTATTGTGTATATCTGGTGGATTCACA